CCGCCCACACCCATCAGTGTCTGCGCTGGCTGCAGGCCGTACTGGTACATGGCCGGAAGCTGCTGCAGCGCCTGCAGCGCATTCTGGTTTTGAGTATTTCCGAAGTTCTGCATCATCTGCGCGGCGTTGAGCTGCTGCTGCTGCGCGCTGGTGGTCTGGTTCATCAGCGCGTTCGCTCCCTGATAGCGGCGAGCGATGTCGCTGTTCATCAGGTCGGCGTACATGCCTGCGCCCTGCTGCTGCAGCGCCTGCGACTGGCCGTACATCTGGCCCGCCGCCTGCGCGCCTTGGATGCCCAGCTGGCCCTGCATGTTGGCGAGGTTGCCATACAGGTTCGCGCCAGACTGCTGGAGCTGCTGCGTGTTGGCGAACGAGTTGCCAGCTGCCTGCGCGCCAGCGAGCATGCGCGCGTAGTCCGCGTTGAGCATGTCGCCCGTCGCCTGACCGCCCGCAAGCATGCGCTGCATCTGCTGCTCGACCGCCGCCTGAGACATGCCGGAGGCTTGCAACTGGCGAGCATAGTCCGAGTTGAGCAGGCTGCCCGTCTGCGCGCCGAGATCGCCGAAGCGCGCGAACTGCTGCTCCGCCGCCGACTGGCCCATGCCTGCCGCCTGCAGCTGCCGGGCGTAGTCCGCGTTGAGCATGTCGGCGGTCTGCCCGCCGAGCTGGCCGAACCGTCCAAGCTGCTGCTCGATAGCAGCCTGAGACATGCCAGCCGCCTGCAACTGTCTGGCGTAGTCGGTGTTGAGCAGGTCGCCCTGCATGCCTGCCGCCGCTTGCTGGCGAGCGAGCTGCTGCTCGATGGCCGACTGGCCCATGCCTGCCGCCTGCAACTGGCGCGCGTAGTCGGTGTTGAGCAGGTTACCCTGCATGCCCGCGGCGGACTGCTGGCGTCCCATCATCTGCTCGATGGCGGACTGCGACATGCCCGCGGCCTGCAGCTGTCTGGCGTAGTCGCTCGAAAGCATGTTGCCGGTCATGTTCGCGGCAGACTGCTGGCGACCGAACTGCTGCTCCTGCGCGGTCGATGCGAACTGCTGGCCCGACATCATCCGGCTGAAGTCCGCGTCGGACATCTGACCGTACATGCCGCCGATCTGGGACAGGCGCGAGGCATCCTGCCCGGCGACATCGGCCTGCGTCGAGGCACCCTGAAGCCTGCGCGTCGCGTCGCCAGTCAGCGCGTTGCCGTACATGTCGGCGGCTTGGAAGCCGCGACCGGCCTGCGCCTCAGAGAACTGGGCGGCTGAGTTGTAGCCCTGCATCGCCGCGGAGCGGTTTTGCTGGTCTGCGCCAAGCAGCGTCGTCGCCGCCTGCATGCCGCGCTGCTGCATGTTCTCGAATGCGGGCGTGTAAATCTGGTTGTAGAGATCGCCGAGCGCGTTGCCGAGACCCTCGCCATACGCCGCGTTCGCGCCGTAGCGGCCCGACTGGGCGAACTGCGCGTTGACTTGGTTCCGCACTTTCTCCGCGCCGCGATTGTACAGCTGGTCGAGGTACGGGTTCTCCATGTTCGCGATGGACTGCAGCTGGTCCGTGCCTGCGGTCGTCGCGCGATTGGCCGCATTGACCAGAGGATCGACATACGGGTTCGCGCCGCCGAGCCCGTTGAGCCTCGCGTCGAGCTGACCGGCCACGCCCTGAGATGCCGCCTGTCCGATCTGGTTGGTGAACGGGTTGGCTGCGCCCGCCTGCTGCAGGAATGGCGAGGCTGCGTTCAGGCTGGACTGCCCCGCCGCGTTCAGCACGCCCTGCGTATTGGCGAGGCCGGTGGAGGCGTTGAGCATGGCCTGCGCGCCGCCGTATGCGCCCAGCCCCCCGGCGGCATTGATCTGGTTGATGCCGGTGTTGAAGCCTGCGCTCTGCTGGAGCAGCGGCGAGACCTGACTGTAAGTGCTCTGCCCGCCAGCCTGCCCGATCTGGTTGATGCCGCTGTTGAAGCCCGCACTCTGCTGGAGCAGCGGCGAGACCTGACCATAGGCGCTCTGCCCGCCAGCTTGGTTGATTGCGCCGATGGACTGGTTGTTCGCCCCGGCGGCGTTCATGAGCCCCTGCGCGCCGCTGTAGGCGCTTTGGTTGCCTGCCTGACCTATCTGCCCGATGAACTGGTTTTGCCCACCAGCGGCGTTCAGGAGCCCCTGTGCGCCATTGTAGGCGCTCTGCCCGCCAGCTTGGCCGATCTGGTTGATGAACTGGTTGCCGCCCATCCCAGCGTTGAGAAACTGGGACGCGCCGCCGTATGCCGAGTTGTTGCCCGCCGCCGACATCATCGCGGTGTACGGGTTCGATCCGGTCGAGGCGTTCAGGTACGGCATCGCGCCGCCCATGATGTCGGTCATGCCGTAGCCCGCGGCCATCGAGCCGTAGGGGTTCGACTGCGACTGCATCAGCGAGCCGTACATAGACGGCGCCACTTGGTAGTTGGCTGCAGCTGCAACGCCGAAGCGGTCGAGGTTCTGCACGCCGTTGGCGTAGGCCGAGGCGACATCGCCGCCGTAGCCGAGGCCACCGGCATTGCCCATCATGGCGCCGAGCGCCGAGTACGCGCCCTGCAAGCCGGGCGTGCCCTGTGAGGCATAGTTCTGCAGCATCTGCAGCGCCTGATAGGTCTGGGGCGAATAGTCCGCGACGGTCGATCCGCCATAGTATTGCGGAGCGCCCGCAAGCATGCCGCCGGGCGGCGTGCCGGGATCGGTGCTGAGCGGCGGATCATACATGCCGCCGGGAGACGTGGTCGGCGTTCCCGTTCCCGTTCCCGTTGTCGGTGGCGTCCCCGTCCCCGTCCCCGTTGACGGCGGTGGCACAACGCCGGGAGGGAGAACTCCGCCGCGACCGCCAGTCGGGTCGGTGCCGCCGGTGCCACCCACAGCTCCGGTCGCAGTCGGCGGCGTTGGGTCGTTCAGGATACGGCCCTCGGCCCGGCCAAAGGTCTCGTAGTGATACCTCGCAAAGTCATCGATGGTCGGATACATCGCAACAAGCTTCGCGTTGTTGGGCCTGTTGTAGTAGGCGACCACATCCGGGTTGTTCTTGAGATAGTACGAGTAAGGCGTCGAGCCGTTGTTCCACGTTCCGGTGGACGTTCCCGAAGGTGTTGTCCCGGACTGCGGCGACGCGGGAGACTGTGGCGACGGCGAAGAAGGCGGCAGGCTAACTGCCTGCGTCGGTTGCGGGGCCACAGCCGTCTGCGGAGTGCCGTATAAGCCAAAGCTGCCACCAAACCCACCGCCGCCGTCAGCGAATGTGTCGTAGATCGATGGGGCGTTATTGCTGCCCGGCATCCCGCCGACGAGGTCGAAACGATTGACGCCGGGATTGAGATCGTAACCGTTCTGGAAGGCGTAACTGTCGCCAACGCCTGCACCGTTGGGTGACGCGGGTGTCCCATAGCCGTTTTGAAAAGCGTATGCGTCTGTGGGTGACGCGTTCCAAGCGCCGGGTGTCACGCCGGGTGTCTGGTTGCCCATCAGTTGATGTCTTTCTTGTCAGCCAGATCGAGTTCCAGAACCACTGCAGTCCGCTTCCAGTGCCGCAGCGTGCGTTGCATCCCCTCGCGTGTGATACATCGCATGCGGTGGCAGCCGAACTGCTTGGCGTATGCCTTCACCGTGTCTTCGAAGTGCAGCCAGTCGCGCATGCCCTCGCCCGAGGCCAGCACGATCTCAAACAGGCGCAGGCCAGTCGCCGCCTGCGTGACCGTGACCACCACCAGCGACGTGATCTGGTCGCCGCTCTTGTAGGCGATCATCCGCATGACGCCCGTGTCCACGAGCGTCCTGACCGTGTCTGGCGAGAACGCGCCGCCGGAGTAGAGGCACGCCTTCTCGACCAGCGGGTAGATGTCGTCCCAGACGCCACGCAGGTCGTCCGGCGACAGCATCACCAGATGACGATCCGTCTCAACTTCCAAAAGCGTTTCCACTGTCTCAGCCCCTTGTGCCTGTATCGGATTTCCGTTAACAGGTATTAATGCACACGCTTTTCGTTTTGCTTCTCGGCATTGGCTTCTTCGGGCTTTTTCCTGACGGCGTAATGCCGCTCTGGGTTGCCCTGTCTCTGATGGTGATCGGGGCGGCTGGCATGAGGCTTACTCATGGGACCAAGCCAGCCTTGCGCCGCAACAGGTAGTCGCTGACCAGCGCCCTCTGCTTTTGCGCCGACTGGAGCGCAGGGGCGACCTTGCCGAGGGTGTAGGGATTTTTTCCGATGGATACTGCGCGACCGAGAGCCGCCCCGTGCCCGAACCGGCTCGCGCCCAGTATGATCGCCATCATGGTGTTTGCCCTCTCCAGCCTCGCTCTGGCGGCGGCGCTGGTCGGATTGTCCTCAACCTCTTTCTTCGCCGCCTCGACTTCCAGCATCTGAAGCCCCGCCGCGCCGAGGCCGACAGTGCCCTCAATGCCGCCGCCCCAGATCGCGGCCTTGTCCATTCCCCGCATCTGGCTGCCGACCGGGAACAGGTCGGCTTCGTCCATGACGCCTTTGCCGCCGCGCAGCGTCAGCTTGCCGCCGTTAATCGAGAACGGCCCCTGATTGGCTCCTGCGCCACCGGCCCGCCAGAACTGATTGACGGCAGCGGCGCGGTCAATAAGCGTCTTGATGTCGCCACTAGGGATGACATCTTTTATCGCGTTTTTTTGTAGGGCGGCGTTCGCTTCGGCAATCTTCTGTTCTGCCTCTTTCGCAAATTTCTTTGCGGCACTCACCCGGCCCCTGACGCCCAGTCCAATGCCAAGCACGCCTGCCGCGTATGGCCCCACCTCGCGCAGCATCTCAACCCACCCCGGAGCCGAGCCCTCCTTGGCGACAACCTCCGTCATTATGCTGTCGAGCGCCTCGCGCTCCCGAGCGATGCGTTCGTCCATGTCCGACGTAAATTGGGACACAGCCGCAGACGTGGCGTCGCCAACTTCACCGTCAGCGCCATACTCGCCGAGTGTGTAGCCTTCCTCCAGCAGTCGCTTTTGTTTCTCCAGTCCGCGCAGGGCCAGCACCTCGTCGCGCTTCACCTCAAGCGCACGGATGCGATCCCGCATCTCCGCCGCTTCGTCTGGCGTCTGGGCCAGCGCCATTCCTGCGCCAGCCGCAAGGCCGGTTCCGATGCCGACCTTTGCAAGCAGCCCGCGAGACGGACGCTGCGTCGCCATTTTCATCAGTGAATTTGCTATACCGACCATGTCATCCTCACGATGCTACAGACCTGTCCGTACAACGCCGCCAGTTTGTCCCGTCCGAAAACACCGGCTGCGCGCCGCCCGTCTCGTTAGTGCAGAAGAACATGCGCCCCGCCTCGTGCGGCTCGTTCGCCAGTTGCGCCACCGTCCGCGACTGGATCAGCCCGTAATTGATAAATCCTGCGTGATTGTTAACCGCGTCGGCCAGCCTGCGCGGGGTCTCCCCGCCGGGCGGTATCTTGATCGCCTCGGAAGTCATCCGCGCCCCCGCTTCAGGTAAGCCTCGACCCCGTCACGCCACGGGCCGTCCAGTGGCTGCGGGATCATTTTCCGCCCGAATGTGTATTCCCTTTTGTCTCTCCGCATGTTGCCAAACTTCTCGGTAAATTTAGGCCACGCCACGCGCTCTGGAAGGAGTACCTCCAGCTCCCCAAGGTGCTTGCCCTGCAGGTGCGTGTCGTAAGAAGGATGCGGCGTCTTCGGTGTGCGGACTGTCGCCTTTCCGGGGAAGACCTCCCACACTGACAGGCCGGTCGTCATGCTGGGCGTCAACAAGAGGTCGGGGTCGGTCGTCGCGTGCCTGACTGCGCCAACGTCTGGCATGCTTTCGATTGCCTGCATCTTTGCCGGGGATATCCCTTCCATCAGCAGCTTTCGCAAGGCGGACGCATTACGCAACAATCCGCGCGCGTCCTTGTCTCTGATGCCGTTCCACGTGAGGGGCGGCCCCTTACGCTTCTTGGCGTTAAGCGCCGCAACTCCATTCTGCATCATGTCGTCGATTGCCGCAGCAGCCGTCTTCGACAACCCGTTTGCCTCGATGAGCCCCATCAGCACATCGGCATTCATTGTGGAGAAGTCGCCACTCGTTCCCGACATCGAGGTGTGCGGCATAAACTGTCTCACGCCGGGATACCGCTCCGCCAGCGCGTTTATGTTGTTCTGTATTCTCGTGATGACGTTCTGCTTGGACGCCCACACACTGTCCTGTTCTATGTTTTTTTCCGCCTGCCCGAAGCGGGCCCCGCCCCCAAGATCGACAGGCTCGGACAGCTTCGTCCCGTTTACGTCCGTCACCCTCACGCCAGCCCGCGTGACATCGCCCACCGCAGGATGCCAGAACCCGCCAGTCAGCTCGTCGAACGATACTTTTTTGGCTTTGGTCAGCGGATTGTCGGACGCTTCCGTGAGTATCTCATGCTCGTGCAGTGGAACTTTCAGCTTGTTTGCCGAGCCGCCGAACCAGTCGATTGGCACGTTGCTGTTGCGAAGCATTTCGATCATCGGGCGAGGATCGACACCTGCGACGCGGCCTATTTCAAGTAGGTCTTCATAATCGTTTCTAGTCCTGACCCCCTCTGCGAGCAGTCTGGTAATTCGCGGCGTAACCCCTGCAAACCATCCCATCTATCGCGCCCCCGCAGGCTTGGCCTTGAGATCGACGCCGTTGGCGAACGTCCACGCCGCGCCCGCCGGGATCGTCAGCTTCGCGCGCGTGAAGTTGCCGTTGACGCCACGCAGCGGACAGCGCCCGCTTGGCTGCATCGACACCGTGCCCGTGTAAGTCGGCGTGTCGGTCGGCTTCAGGCTGGCGCTCGCGGCAATCGTCGCCGTGGGCGCGTCCGTCAGCGGACGCATCCACTCAACCGTCGAGCGGCCCTGACCGCCCAGCATCGTGTCGCCAGTCTCCAGTGTCGCCTGCAGGCTGTCGCCCGAGCCCGTCACCACCGAGCCCATCTTGTGGCTGGTCGAGAACCCGGCGAGGTAGCTCGTCCCGCCCAGCCAGAACGGGTCGTCGAACGACACCGTCATCGCGTCCACATCCGTCGAGGTCAGGTCGTCCGGCGAGACGCCAAGCGAGGCCGCAGACACCAGCACCTCGATGTCGATGTAGGCCACGGTCGCGCGCTGGGACACCCAGTTGTAGATCAGCATGGTGTCGGGAACGCCGGTCGTGTTGCCATCCGAGCAGAACGACCAGCACACCAGCTTCTTGCGCGGGTCGATCACCGCAGACATCCGCGGCCACAAGTCGGGCTGGGAGTTGTCGCGAAACCACTTGTCGAAGCGGCCCGCGCCAATCGGCGTCGGCGTCTCGCCGTCGAACATGTAGAAGCCGTCCTCCGCGAGATAGAAGAACAGCCGCCCCCACTGGCACAGCGAGTTCGGCTCGATGCAGCCGGGACCGGTGACGATCTTGTCGATGGTCATGATGGTCGCGCCGCCGACGTAGTTCATCCGGCGGATCGCGCGCTCCTGAAAGATGTAGAGCACGTCGAGCGAGCCGAAGCCGGTGATCCTGCCGCCGTCAGGAAACTCCTGCTCGTCTGACTGGTTCGTGCCCGGCGTCCACTGCGCCGAGTTGGCAAAGCCTGACCACCTGATCTTCATGTTCGACGAGTCGGTCGCGCCCAGCACCACGAACTCGCTGTATGCCGTGACGAACTCCGCCAGCGGCGGCGAGCCCGGCAGGTCGGCGAACTGCGTCGCCGCCGTGCTCATGTCGATGTACTGGATCGGGTTGACCTTGTTGGTGGCCAGCAGCCGGTCGCCAAAGGTCGCGAAGTTCCAGCGCGCGTTGTCCGAGATCGGCCCGTAGCCGCCAGTCTTCGACGCATCCACCCACGAAAAGCTGAGCAGCTGGTACAGCTTGGTCGTGTCACCGGCATAGACGTGCTGCGCGTCGAGAATGTCCGTAATGCAGAACGCACCCTTGCACCGGTTGTCCAGCGCGTTCGTGACCTCGGTCTGGCCCTGAAACGGACCATACGCCTCAAGCGTCGGAATGCAGCCGCTCGCCGTCCGCAGGTGCGGCGCACGCACCATCGGGAGGTCTGGCATCCACTGGCCGAACTCAATCATTGTTCAGCCTCGCCAGCTTGTCCCTCGCCTGCGCCTCGGCCTGCGCCTTCGCTGCATCGAGACCCGACGAACTCACGCGCGCGGCGCCGCGATAGCCGCCCACATTGCAGACGACAAGCATCCGACCGTTGGGCGTCGTCTCGTATTCGAACATCGGTGGCGGCGTCTCTTCAGCCATCTACCACCTCACCTGCAGGCGACGGGTCGCCGTGCGCTTGGCGTGCTCGCGGTCGAGCGCCTGCTCGGCCACCTGCACAGCCGAAGCCGCCGCCTGCACGTCGTCGTAGCTCTTGATGTAGTCACGCAGCAGGATCAGCTTGGCCATCGACCTGACGACCAGCTCGCCGTGCGTCATCCAGTTGTTGGTGTCGCCGTCAGCCACCAGATCGGCTTCTTCGAAGATGCCCGTCCACGTCAGCGTGTACGCCGCATTCGGCGTCGGATAGAGCCGCACACGCCTGCCATACCGGCAGTACTCGAAAGGCTCGTTGGTCGATGTCGTGCCGTCGTGGCGGCTCTCCATCTCCTGTATCGTGATCGGCGTCAGCATCTTCAGCTGGCTCGACGCCGTCAGGCGAAGCGAGACCAGCTCGACCAATCCATTCGGCTCGGAGACGTACGAGTTGCTCGCGGTCGTTGTGTTTGTCTTTGTCCCGCCCGCCCCTGCGTGGGGATGCTGCAGAAACCACCAGCTCTTCGACTGGTAAATCGTGATCGCGTCGCCGATTGCAGCCTTGATCTCGTCAGCCCACGTGCGCGAGGCGAATGACGTGTCGGCCAGAGCGCGCTCAAGGTCTGACGCTATGCGTGTCTGCATCGTCCCGTAGGTTGTCATAGGTCATCCTCGGCGGTCGGGGCGAAGCGGCTCATGACGTGATCGCCTGCAGCTGCGCGTCGGTCAGGACGGAGTTGAATATGGCGGCGCGTCGGAAGTAGGCAAACGCATTGTTGGTTGCGCTTTCGGACGAACCAAAGCGGAGCGCCGTTGGCGTCGCGGGCGTCGTCGCCGCGGTATCTTCAACTCCCAAAGTCCCATTGATGCAGCCTTGCACACGGTTTTGGGCAAATGCGCCCGCGTGCTGGTAAATGGTATTTACACGGAGGACTTCTCCAGCTGCGACATCAGCCACCAAGAAGTTGTTATCCGCCATGACCGTGCGAGCGAAGTTAGATGAGTTGATGCCTAGCACCGTGCGTTCGGGCATCGTGCCGTCATCAAGGCGTAGCAGCGCAGCAGCAGAGTTAGGGTCAACGGCGCGCTCGTACTCCAGCCACATGGACAGCGGGTAAGTGACGCCGGGCGAGCTGATGAACGCAAAGTCGTCCGCCCGCGTCACGCTGGCGCCCGTCGTCGGTATCCACGAAGACGGCGAGGAGCCGAGTTCTAGGTTCACATTCGTGACGGAGCCGGACACGGTGAGCGTGAGCGTTCCCGCAGACGGTGTGAAGGTCAGCGAGACGAGAGAGTTGGCTCCGACGCCATACAGGGGGCCCGCGGCTGCCGCTCCTGAGAGGGTTATACGCCCCGTGCCTCTGAAGCTGAGCGTGTGAGCGACGGCGGTCACGGTGACGCTCTGCGTGGCCCCGACCGCCGAGTTCAGGAACAGGTTCGTTCGGGTCGGCTCGATCAGGAGGCCGCGATCCGTGCGGCGAGGCTGGCCAGAGGCAAACGAAACAATCGCGCCGCCGACTGCCTCCGCCGACCCCACCGACGCTCGGGTGAAGCTCCAGCCGGGTGTGTTGGCGACGCCGTTGATGCCGACGCCCGCGAACCACGCCTTGTCCGTCATGAAGTCCCAGTAGTGGTACGGCTGGATGCCGCCGATTGACACGCCCTGCAGGGCGGAGCTGCCGACGACGCCCGTCCTGCGAGCCCCGCTCGCGCCTGTCGTGGTCTTGAGCGTGCCGCTCTGGTCGAGCCAGAGGTGCGCCGCCCCCTGCGGCGTTCTGGGCGCCGCGTTGCGAGCGCGGAGCCCCAGCGGTGAGCCGGTGACTGCGCCGCGCCTGAACTCGGTCCTGTAGATCGTCATAGCGCGCTGAAGTCCACCAAGGTTGTGAGCACGGTGACGCCGCCGGAGGTGATCTTCACCATGATGTCGCCTGCGTCGCCGCTCTCCGTGCCGTCGCTGAGCCAGATCACCGCGCAGCCTTCCGGCGGGTCTTCCGGGTCGGCTATGCGGATCACGAAACCGAACGGCGCGCCGGTTGTGAAGCCGCCCTGCGTGGAGGTCGGGAAGTCAGCGTGTCTCATGCATCGACCGTCCTGTTGCGCGGGCGACCCGCGCGTCGCTTCTTCGGGATGGTCTCTTGGTGAACCATGCCGTTGTCGGTCTCAGGCACCATCGGGCGCATGTCCGACCCGGCAAAGCCGCCAATGAAGCCCGCAGGCAGCATGGCATTCATGTCAGCGGTCTGCTGTGCGATGATGGTGCGGCGGCGAGAGCCGACGTGGTTGCTCATTGTAGTCCCTCCAAACGCAAATCGCGGGCCTCACACAAGGAGGCTTTGTGTGCGGCCCGCGACTGCTGTGCCCCTAAAAGGCAAGGCTATTACATGTCGTTGTCAGGCGCATAGGCAATCAGGATTTCTCCCGCGCCCGTAGTCGCGCCTGTCGTCGAAACCACCGCACCCTGCACAATCGTGTTGACGGTGACCAAGTTGGTCACCGCCTCGTCGAGCGGGATGTAGCCGAGCGTTCCCAAGGCGAGGAGTGTCGCCCAGAGGTTGGTGCCCGCGTCCGTCGATGGGCCGAGGTCGAGCGTGTTGGTCGTCGCACCGTTGAAGACGGTGTGGATCGCCACGCCGGAGATCGGCTTGAGGACAAGCGAACCCGCCGGGATTTCGCCGACAGTGACGGTCGTGCCGTTGTCACCGAAGACGATGCCCTTCCGAATGTAGTGGACGAGCTGGTAGCCGTAATCACGAGCTGGCATGTGATATTCTCCCTTATGCCGCGTTAGCAGCGTAGGACGAGATCACAATCGTGCCGAAGTCGTTCGAGTTGAACCTCGTCTTCTTCATGCCGAAAATCGTGAGGCCGTTCATCGCGTACTGACGCTTGAAGTCGAAGGTCTCTTCGTTGACTTCCCACTTCTCCGGGGAGAAGCCCTGACCGTAGGCGGTGATCAGAGCCTGCGCGCCACAGAACACCGCGCGACGCACGGTGGAGATGGCGGCGCCGGTGCTGCCGTTGACGCCTTGCGTGACGCGGTTGGACACAACGAGGAGTGTCTCGTTGTAGACGCCGAGGCCGCCCTTGAAGATCGGGCTGTCGTCGCCCTTCGAACCAGACAGGAGGGCCTTCTGCAAGTCCATCCAGTTGTTGGTCGTGGTCGAGGTGCGGAGCGAGGTCGCCTGCGTCGGATGGATGAAGCAGACGTACTTTGCGCCAGCCGGGAGGCCCTTGATCGGGCGGATCGGAGGAAGCCCCGTCGATCCACCGGTTTCCGCAAGTTCGCGCGCACGGTCGATCTGGGTGAGCGTCATTTCGTCGCCGCTTGAGTCGAGGTCTTGGTCGGCGCTCGTGCCAGCCTCGGTCCAGAGATGGCGACCAGTCGAGGGCGCCGTGATGGTGTTGAAGGCGTTGTACTGGCCGTTCGCCGCCTGCGTGTTGGCGGGAGTGTAGCCGCACGCGTGGTTGAAGAAGACGGTGTCGAGGCGGTCGGCGTGCCAGTCGGAGAGACCGTCATTGCCTTCCTTGGCCAGTTTGAATGGCACGCGCTGCTGCGCCATCTTGGACTTGTGGCGGAAGGCGTTGGAGAGTTCGCCGAGCGACACGTTGTCCGTGTAGGTGACGATAGCCTCTTCGTTGCCCTCTTGGGTTTCGTTCTCGGTCACGCCCGCGCCAGTGAACTGCATGCGGAGAGTGACGGTGACGCGGTCGCCGGGGCCCTTCTGGGTGTCCGGCTCCAGTGTGACCAGAGCGTCGCCGCTGTCGGAGATGTACGGAGCGATGATGCACTTCTTGAGTGCCTCGCGCGCAAGGCGCTTGCTCCAAATCTTGACGACTTCGGGATCGCCCGTGGCGTAGGTCTTGATTGCCATTGGGGTTCTCTATGATGTTGTTGGGATGCAATCCTGCGGCGGCGCGCGACGCGCCCTTGCTCAGACAGGTACTCAGCAAAGCGATCCGTCCGTGGACCAGACGAGCCTCGTCGCATCGCGACTGAGGGGTAGATTGCTCCGTCCGTGGAGCTGACGAGCCCCCAGCAAAGGGGGAAGTTGATTAGCACATCCTTAACGCTGGCCCGTCATGTCGGAGACTTTTTTCTGCGCTGCGGCCAGTATCTGCGCGTTGTCGGCTTCCGGGTAGTTGGCCTTCAGCTGGCTCGCAATCTGCATCACGAGCCTCTGTAGGCCCGGCGCGGGGGCATCCAGAGCCATCCCGCGCGGCGCGCTGACACCGGAAGACGGGGGACGTCCGAGGGCGTTGTGTGCGCCCCGCCGGATGCCGCCAGAGACCGATGCCAGCATGCCCATAATCATTCTCCCCGCATGAACTTGTCGAACGCCTTGTCGAACGCCGCGCCCTTCAGGTTGGCGATGGACTTCAGCGAATTGCTCTCCGCCGTCACCATCCCGCCGCCACTGATCGTCTGCGCCGCCTGCTGGCCAGCCCTGATCTGGGCGACCCTGCCTGCCGTGTTCTGCTGGAGCTGCGCCTGCTCGTACTGGAGCTGCTGCATCACGTGCTGCGGGACATAGCCACGCTCGACCGCGGTCTCATACGCCACGTGCGCCGGGTTGCGACCGGACGACAGGATGACGTTGGCCATGTTCATCGCCCAGTTTTCGACAGCCTTGGCCGCCTGCTGCTCCGGCATGCCTGCACGGATCAGCTGGCGCTGCTCCAGAGCGAGCAGGTAATCCGTCGCGTGGTCGTAGTCGGGATAGTCCTGCCGGAACTCGGCCTCGTAGTCCTCGACCGTGGTCGTCAGCTGCTGCACTGCAGCCTGCTGCGCTGCCATCGCCTGACGCTGCTGCATGGCCTGCACATTCGCGCCTTCCATCTGGCGGAGACGCGCCTCCAGCATCTTGGCGTGCGTGATGACATCGACTTCGGGGTCAACCGGCTCAGTCTGCCGTGCCTGCTGCTGCAGCAGGAATTGCCGGAACTGCTCGCGCTGCTGCTCCATCGCCTGCTGGATCGACAGCATCTGGCGCTCGGTCGCGCGGCGCTTGGCGCGCTCCTCGGCCAGAGCGGCGCGCTGATCCTGCCAGCGTCGCGCCATCTCGTTTGCGTCAAGCGTCTGACGCTGCGGCTTGGCCTGCCGCGCCGGACCACGTTCGATTGCATCCGCGGCGCCAGAGCCGTCGCCGTCTGTGTCAACGAGGCCGCTCTCGCCCTTCTCAAGCGTCAGCTCTGCGTTGTCTTCCAGCTCCGCGAGCTGGTTGTCGATGTCGTCAGCCATTGTCGTCCTCCATTACGCCAGCAAGAGCGCCAGCGCCTCATCTTCGTCTTGCGCTTCCGCGCGAAGCCGTTCTTCGATTGCAACCCGAACGGCAATCTGCCGCTGCAGGTCGCGCAATTCCGTTCGCATCTGGTCCAGCTCGGCGAACTGAACCGGCATCTCGACCAGCCCGGCGAAGGGGAATGCCAGCTCGACCGCAAGACTGGAGATGGTGCTCGCCAGTGTTCTGGGCGGACGCTCGGGCTTGGGCAGCGACAGGTAGGCAATCGCCTCCGTGGTCGCCTCTTCAAGCTGCTGCAACTCCTCCAGCTCATCTGACGATCCGCCAGACGGACTGTAAGACATCCGCGCCCGCGGACGCGGGCGCTTGCCCCGCAGCGGAGAGCCGCCAAGGTCTGACGACGCCAACACGCCGGTCGCCACAAGCGTGACCCCGTCGAGTGTAACCGCGAGGGTTCCGGTGACCGGCGGGGAGCCGATGACGGCGCTTGAGGCAGTCGTCAGCGCGTCAAGCGTGACGCTGAGCGCCCCCCTGATCGCCAGCGTGGCCGCAGACGACACCGTGAGGTTGTCGAGCGTGACGCCAGAGGTTGAGCGGAGGGCGAGAGCGGAGGCGCTGGCCGTGGTCAGCGCGTCCAGCGTGATCGCGGCCTGAGCAGCGACGCCGACCCTCGTCGCCGAGGACAGCGAGAGGTCGGCAAGTGTGGTGGAGAGCGTGCCCGCAATCCTGATCGTCGCAGCCGACGAGGTCGTCAGCGCGTCGAGCGTGACGCTGAGCGTTGCGCCTGAGATCGTTGCCGTTGAGGCGACTGTCAGGTCGTCTAGCGTCGCGCCTAGTGAGCCCGATAGACTGCCATCACCGGCAGCAAGCAGAAGACCCATTGCCGCCTCCCGTCAGTCGTTTATTCCCAGCCGTAAATCGGCGTCCAGACAAAGTTGATCACTTGCGATCCGGTTGCCGTGCCTACGATGAATTTGCCGACAAGCTGGACGAACTCGCCGGGGTTCACGAAGATAGGCGCGTCTCCAAGGTCAATTTCAATTGGCCCGTGTTGCGGAGCTTGGCCGATAGCTGCGCCGACCGGCCACGTCATGTAGCCAAGCGGTAAGCGACGTGACGCCTTTGCGGCGGCTCCTTCAGCGGTCGCAAGAGACACAGCCGTGTTTCCGTAGCCAAGCGAGAATAGAATTGTGGTCGCCGTCGTCGCAACCGCCGCACCGATGTTGACCGCATCGACGCGAATGCCCCGAATGATGCAGCGTCGGCCTTGGACGTTGGCCGTGCCTGCCGGGATTTGGTAGCTGCCCCAGATGCCATCCGTTGCCGCAGCAGCTGCCGCAGTGACTGAGCCTTGACCGCCAAGACCGCCCGGAAGGTTGGCCGTCAGCGCCGTGTTGGATGGCGCCGCAGCTGTCACCGCCATTGAGTTTGTATAAGTCGCCAGCGTGCCCATCGTGCCGCCTGACAGACCCTGATATGAGCCATAGGCACGCTGGCCCACGACGGACGCAGACTGCGAGATGTTCGGGCCGCCAATGGAGACGGTGTAATCGTTGAGAACAAACGACAGGGCCGAACCAGCCGCGCCGCCCGTAATGACGTGACGCAGAGCCACCGGGAGCGACGAACTCATGCACGGCTGGCCTTGGCCTACCGGCGTCTCGACCTCCGCATAGAGCACGTCATCAATCCAGAACTTAACAGCGTGCTCGTGGATCGAGATGATGAACTGATATTTCTGGTTGTTCGTGTAGGTGAAGTCAAAGACGCCAGACGACGTTTCCGTGCCGTTTGAGTTGATGATGCCGGACAGACCAGCGCTGGTCAGACGGAAATAGATACCGTCAGTCGGGGCATATGGGTTGGATGTTGCAAGGCGCGCAAAGCCGAAATCCACAATCGTGTTCGTTGTTGGTTGTGCGCTAAAGCTGCCCGCAAACTCGCCGTAGAGATTGGACGAGCCAATGAGCGGGAATTCGGCATAGGTGTTGAACTCGACACCCGTCGTGGTGGTCGTGATGTTGCCGCTGTTCGTGGTCAGGCCAGCCGCGGTCCATGTGACCGCCATCGTCGTGTTTCGATAAGCGAACTTGCCCGTGTTTTGAGCCGTGTAGTTGAACGTCTCGATGTCGAAGATGGCTTCGTTTGCAATCCGCAGCTTGAAATCGTCGTCCGTCTCAGGCGATGCGAGAGACGGCGTTCCGGTTACCGAGCCCGCGTCGTTCTCCGAGAACATGCGCACAGCGCCGACCTGCGCCGGGTTTGCGCCGGTATCAAAGGCGACCTTGACGCGGTTGTTGGCGTCAACGTCAGCTTTGACGCCAGACGTGCCGCCTAGAATTTCAATGGCCATGATCTGCTCCTAGTTGTTCCATACCCAGCTCACGGTCCACAGGCCGTAAGCCTTGCCGCCGAGGTCTCTCGCGGCGCCGTAGATTGTAAATCCAGTGCCAGCGACGACGTTTCCAGCCATGATGGTCGGACCGTCAACGACATGTTCGTCGATTGAGTGGTCAGCAGTCGCCGCTGGCGATAGCCACGCATCCACCTCCGCGCCCGACGCAATGCTTGTCTGCCCGGTGATAGCGAGAGATACGTTGGTGTTGCCGGGGAATGTCCCGAAGTTGATGGTCGTCGAGCCCTGCGTCGCCATCAGGCGTTCCCGTCAGTCAGCGTGAAGCTGGTGACCGTGAAGACCTGCGTCGCCGCGAAACTGGTATTGTCCACGGTCATGTCGCCTCCACCTCCGGTCGCCGTCACCGTGCCTTGGATATGCTGCGTCGTGCCGTCTGTAGCGTAGATGCGGAAGTGCGCCGCCGTGCCCGTGTTGTCCGCAGAGCCATCGGTCCACGAGCCAGCCAGCGCCTTCTGGCCGCCGGATGCGTCCGCCAGCCAGTTGGACGGCAGGTTGGCGGTCGCGAGCACTGTTCCGCTGTCCGCGTCCGTGATGAGGGACGGCTTCGCGCCTGTCCTTATCTTCAGCACTGCGCTTGTGCCGATTGCGGTTTCTATTGCGTCGAGGCGGGCGTTGCGGACTGCTACGGATAGGTTGATGGCCACTTGTTA